CCCAATAAACGTGACCTTGAGCCCGGCCGCGACTGTCGTTGCCCCCACCTGGTCAATGTCTATCGTGATGATTTGATCGTCGGCAAGTGCAGTCGTGCTTATCACCGCCGGAGTCGCTGCGGATTCACTCGTCGTTTCCGTGTTGTCGATGGTCAATTTGGTAGACAGGATAGACACCCCCGATGCGTTGATGTCCACCGTGAAAATGGACCCCGAGGCCTGCGCCGTCACCAGTTCGCACCGGACCTCGCTCAACGTGAACGCATAGGGCATGCGAAACGATCGCTTTTGCCCCGTCGTCAGCGCCGTCGTCTCGTCCGAGCACGCAACCTTGATCGACTCGATGACGTGTGAACGACGGAAGAACATCGGCACCCAAGCACCGAGCACGCGCGCATACGGCCCCTGGCCGAAGCCAGGATCCCAGTTCGTGCCGTTGGCAACGGTGATCATGCCGTCGCGCGGCTTCGGGGGCTCGACGGCGAGCACGTCATAGTAGCCGACGTACTTGGGCGCTTCAAGGTTCTCCGCGATGGCGTACAGCTCGCGCAGGAGCCACAGCGGGGCATCTCCTTGGACTGGGCCTACGCTGTAGGGCATCGCTCAATACTCCCCGAGCGGTACGATGTCGAATCCTTCGGTCTTGATCCGCCACGCACCCGACCCAACCGACGAGATGCGCAGCCCTATGAACCGGCCCGACACAAGCGTGTGAGCCTGGAAAGTCGTCCCGACCACATACGGCACGGCCGTCGCCCAGGTCGGGGCCACCTCTGGATCGTCCGTTGCCCCCACCTGCACCGATAGCTCGACGCCAGCAGCCGCATCGACGCGCAGGCGCACCCCGCGTACCAGCTTGCGCAGATCCGGGTTGCCAAAGGTCATGTCGGTGCGCTCGACGGACGCGCTGATCTCCGACCCCGCGAATGTGTCGCCCTCGTCCATCAGGTAGATCAGCGAGCCCGTGCCCGTGGTGATCACGCGCCGGTCGAGTGCAACAGAGGTTTCATCCCATGTCGTCGTGTCCGAGTCCCAGGTTCCCGTGTCCGAATCCCAGGTCCCTCCAGACAACGTGGCCAGCGGCCCGAAAGCGCCCGCCGTGAGATTCGGCAAGTTGACAATGGCAAACGTGTCCTCGGTGTAGTTCCAGATCAACGCCTTGGTGCAGACGGTCGCGCCGACCGCCGGGAAGCACGTCCAGACCTCAGAGCGGATATGGTTCGCCACCATGAACGAACGGCCGAGATACGTCGGGTCCATGTTGGACGCGAGCCAGTTCCGCATCTTGCGCTCTAGAATCGACGTAGGTTGCCCGCCCTGGTGTATCACGATGTCAGGGCCCGAGGTCAGCACGACATGGCCCCTGGGCGTGTTCTGCACGCAGTTCGGCGCCAGGATTCCGTAGTCCCCGGGCAGCCGCACCTGGCGGAAAATCGCATTCCCGCCGACGTACATCAGGCCGTACATGCTCCTTTCTTTGTAGACGATGAACGTGTCGCCGAGGGCCAGCCCATCGACAATCGCGTCCGTCGTCTCGCTCAGGTCGAACTCGCCCGCGTCCTTGGTCGCATCGGTTTCGTCCCAACTCGCCGGGATCGACCCCGGTTCGGCCGCGTCGGACCACTTGACCATGTGCGGATACGTGGTCGCGCCCTTGGTGACGTTGAGCGCGATCAGGTAGTATTTGAATGACCGGATCGACTTGCATCGATGTGTCGCCGTCCAGCCGGTGAGCGTCGCCAGCGCGCCCGAGCCGCCCCAGTATTTCGGCGGGTCGGCCTCATTCGTTTGCACGTACACCCCTCCGAGAACCGTCGACACGAATCGGTTATCCGCCGTGCCGGTGCTGGCCGCGCCGGTGATCGTCGTCTTGACGGTCCCGTCGTCTGCGAAGGTGCCGGTCAGAGTGTTGTGAATCCAGTAGCGCGAGCCATTGGCTTGATAGGGTGCGATGTGGTATGACGCCGACGCCGGCGCCGTAAGCGTCGTCGTGTATCCCTCCGTCTTGCGCAAATAGCCGTCGCGGAAGCGTACATTCGAGCCCGTGTCCCAAGTGCCATCGGGCTTTTCCTGTGGCACCTCATCGGCGACGATGCCGCCACCGACAGGCAGTTGAATGCGGCTTGGACGCGCCATCACTGCACGCTCAGGACAATCCAGCCGGTGCCGTCATAGCGCAGCACATAGCACGCATAAGCGGTGCCCGTGGTGAGGTTGCTCGACGCGCCGTTGATGGTCTTGCCGTTGCGCGCGATCGTCGCGGCCGTGGTAACGAACGACAGCGTGACCGTATCGCCCGACGTGGGGCTGGCCGGCAGCGTGGCCGTCGATGCCGACCCGTTCGTGAAGTGCGTGTGCGTCCAGGCCGTGACCGTTTTGGCCGTGGTTGTCTCAAGCGACAGCGGGTACGGATACTGCGCAGCATCGACATACGCCGTCGACGCCACCGAGGTCGAGTTGTCGCGCGCCGTCTTGGTGACCGACTTCAGAGTGGTAACACCCGTCGAAGCTGCACCGACCAGCGTGTTGAGCTCGGCGGCCGAGGTCGTCACCGCGGCGTTCATATTGGCGAACGTCCCGGTCAGGGTCGTCTTGATCAGGCGGACATGGTTGTCGCCTTCGAGCTTCTGGTCCCCGCCCGCCGGGTATGACGCATTGAGCTGGCTGACGTAGGTTGCGGTTTCGATGGTCATGCTCTTCAGCCGGTTGTGATGTCGAACGAATCCGAACCCGCGAGCTCGGTACGCAGCTTCACGTCACCCGTCCAGCGCTGGGCCTTGAAGGCCTCGATGGCCGCCATGTAGCGCCCAGCCCAAATCCCCGCGCGTTCCTCGTCCATCATGTACAGGTGCGCCTCGCGCATCGTGGCCGCCAGGTAGATCGACGGCGCACGGGCGAGCACGAAGTTCGACGCCACCGCACCGGACAGCGGCACCACGCCGTTCTCGTAGGTCGCCTCGAGCGTGTACGCCTGATCGGCCGTGGGGTACACCTTGACCGTAAGCGTGCCGGCCGAGCCCGGATTGCCCACCAGCGCGGCCATGCCTGGCGCCCCAGTGATCGACGAATCGCCATCGGTTTCCGAGATCATCCGCGTGTAGGACACGATCGGCACCACCGTCGCATAGGGCGAGGTCGTGCGCAGCGTGCGCAGCCCTCGAGCCCCGATGGGCAGCGTGAAACTGCTCGCGCCCTGCGCCAGCGCAATCCCGGCCTGGACCACCACCATCGAGTCGCTGCCCGCCAGGTCGTCGCTGATGGACTGCTCGGCCAGCGTGATGAAATCGACGATCTGCGTAGTAAGGTCCGTACGGTGCAGCCAGGATGCCACCGCGGCCTTCAGGTTCGTGTAGGTGTCAAGTGCCATGCAAGTCCCCTCCAGGTTGTTGCCGCAGGAATCTGTGCATGTTCCCGGGGTAGGCTTTGTCGCCCATCCAGTGCGTCAGCTCCAGGTCCGGCTTTATCCAGATGTCACCGCACTTCTCGCGGTAGCGGCGCGCAAAGGCATAGTCCTCGCCCCACCACAGCCGTTCATGCACGCCGTGGTTGAACAGGTCGACGCTTTGGCTGTACCTCGGCCCGTAGCAGAGTTCCGGGTATGCGCCCATGAATGCGTCAACCGCCTCGCGCGTGATCTTCAAGAACCCCGCCGGCACCACAGATGCCTTGATGCACCCATCGGCGCGCACGATCGGCGTGCCGTCAGGATTGGAGTACATGGCCCCCATGTACTGCTCCTCCTTCACCTTGCAGCGGTAGGTGCCGGCCACCACGTCGCCCTCCGTTTCGATCAGGTCCACCAGCGCCCGCGCCGGCCATTCGAGGTCGTAGTCGAGGAACACGATCACATCGGCTCCGTGATCGAGCGCCTTTCGCAGCATCTTGGCGCGGGCCCCGCTGATGTACGGGTTGTTGATCTCCTGCACCAGTTCCTCGTCCCAGCCAGCGTCATGCACGAGCGGGACCGAATTGCGCAGGGATTCAATGAATGCCGGATATGGCCGTTGGACGATCGGCACACAGAAGACGACTTTGCGTTTCTGGTCCTTGGGCCGGTCTTCGTCTGGGAATCCGAACATCGTCATTTCGTGCCTACCCCCATTAGTTGATGGCAGGGGATGCGCTTGACCAGCGCCGCAAACCCCGCCTCCTCCAACACCCTGCGCAACGTGTCCTCGACAAACCCGCAGTGGTGCGCCATGTGGGGGGCGTCCTTAAGCCGTGCCGCGTCGCCGTACATCAAATGCAGACCACACATCCCGATTCCCGGGATTAGGTCTTCGGTGGGCTGCACATCCTGTAGATCCGGCACTTGAATCACTACGTGCCCGCCTGGCTCCAGCACGCGGTGGAATTCCCGCAACGCCTTGTCGACCTGATGCGGGTAGAGATGTTCCAGCGCGTTGTTGCATGCCACGGCATCGAAGGGGCCGACCTCGCCAAGATCGGTCATGTCCCCGACGATGTCGGGCTGGGTGCGTGGGTCGATGTCGAGTCGCACCACGTCCCAGCCCTGATCTGCCCATTGCCGACCCTCGTCTCCGCAGCCGGCGATGAGCACGCGCCGCATTACGCGGTTCCCTTCCAGATGCCCAGCCCGGTGAGCGTCGCCGCCACCTCGGCGCAGAACGCCGCCAGGTTGCTGGTCACGCTGATGTAGGACGTGGCCGACACAACGGACGCGGCCTGGATGGCTGCGGCGCGTTGCGTTGCCGGCGTGGTGCCGTAGAACCCCACCTTGCCAGGATTGATCGTGGCCGTCGCCGAGCGGCCAACGATCACACCACCAGAGGGGCAGGAGCCCAGTTGTTCAGCATCAGATCCGACTGCGATAGTCATGATTCATGTCCTTTCAGTGATGGGTTAGGTTCAGCCGTCCGCGTGGACGCGGCAGGCCAGTTGCGGGCGGATCGCCTTGTAGCCGTAGAGCACGTCGACGCGGCACGGGAACTTATCATTCACCACGTCGTAATCGCGCACGATGCGCATGCTGATACCGTCGTAGGTCTCACGCGCCGAGAAGTCGACGCCCTTTGGCATCGCCAGGTCAGCGAACGCAATCGCAAACGCGTCTCGGTGATAAACCATCGAGCTGTTCACCAGCGCCGCATTTCCACCGCCGAGCTTGGACACCGCGCCTGTAGTGGTCGGCGAGGCCGAGACGTTCTGCGTCGGACCGGTGACAACGATTGCGGGGCTGATCTCCAGCGTGGTCGCGCTCGTGCCGCTGTTCGCGGTGATCACGAACGTCTGCAGTTGCCCGGTGTCCGCCTTCGTTTCCGGGTGGACCCGGTTGCAACCGGCCAGCGTGATCACATCGCCGATCAGGAACGTAGTCGTTCCAGTGTCAACCGTGAGTGACGACCCCGTCTGGTTCGCGCCGTTGACGTTGTACAGCGTATCCCCGGTCGTTGCAGTGCCGGTCGTGTGATCGTTCACCAGCGTCGACTCGTAGAAGTCGAAGCCGGCCGTGCGGCCGATCTTGCCCTCGCGATACTGCTTCTCGATGGCGTTGCCGTCGTGGAACAAGCCCTTTACCGCGTCGATCAGCTTGACCTGATGGGCCGTCGACAGCAGCGCCGTGCGGTTGTTGTCCAGCGGCGTGAGGTTGTCGTTCAGGATCTTGCGACCCTTGAGAACCGACAAGAGCGTGAACGCCGTTCCATCCTCATCGCTGAGGTTGTAAACGTTCTTGTACATCGACAGAGCATCCGCCTCGATGTTCGCAGCCAATCGAGCCATTGCGGGCTCGATAACCCGCTGCGAGAAATCGTCCAGGCTGAGCGTGCGCTCGGCTGCCGTGAAGTTCATGCCGACCCAGCGCTGGGTCCCTACGGTCATCG